GCTCCATCGCCCCCTGTCTCGACTCCCTGACCGGCGAGCCCCGCCTGGACGCCATCGCGATCCTCAAGGGCGTCCTGGCCGAGGTGCCAGCAGCTGGCACGGGGCGGATGCGTTCGCAGTCCCGCAACGGGACGAGCGTGACGTGGGCGGACTTCACGTCCGCGTTCACCCCGGACGACCGGTCCGCGCTGCGCGCGCTGTGCTCGACGAGTGCCGCGTCCGCTGGGGCACCGGTGGGGCACTTCCCGGTCTCGACGGCCGCGTGCCGGATCTGGCCGCCGGAGGTGCACCCGTGAGCTGGGGTGCGTTCTGGTACCCCCACACGGTCAGGATCCGCGACGTGACGGGTGCTGGTGGCATGGGCACGTCCTACGGGACGGCCCGCACCGTCGCGGCCGAGGTGATCGACGAGCAGACCCTCGTGCGCGACGCCGACGGCCGCGAGGTCGTCTCGTCCACGCGGGTCACGCTCGCGCTGCCCGAGCACGTCCCGCTCAGGTCGCTGGTCACGGTGTGGCCGGGGCAGCCCTACGAGCGTGAGGCGCGGGTGCTCAGCGCGGCCGTGAACCCGCACGACCCGCCGCTCGACGCGCACCTGGTGCTGCGACTGGAGTAGGAGGGCCCGACCCGTGGTGAAGCAGAACAACGCGAAGCTGACCGAGATCGACAAGGCCGCTCGCGAGGCGCTGCGCGACACCGCCAAGGACGTCTTGAAGCTCGCGAAGCAGAAGGCGCCGGCCGACACCAAGGAGCTGCGTCGGTCCGGCCGGGTGCTGGTCGACGACGTGACCGTGCGCGTGGTGTTCCGCTCGCCGCACGCCTGGCTCCAGCACGAGCGCCTGGACTACCAGCACGACGACGGCGAGGCGAAGTACCTCGAGCGCGCCGTGGACGAGGTCGGCGTCGAAGCCGACATCATCGCCGGCGTCATCGCGAGGCTCCGCTGATGGACGACGCGGCCCTGACGATCGCGCTGTGCGAGATGCTCGGTGAGGTCCCGGGCTGGCACTGGTCGACCACGCCGACGACGCCGCCCGGGATGGTCGGGGTCGTCTACGGCGACATCCCCGAGACCCCTGACCGCGTGATCGGTGTGCGCGTCTACGGCGGCACCGATGACCCGCTGGTCTACCAGCCCGAGCGTTCCGTCCAGCTGCGCATCCGCGGCGCGCGCAACGACAAGGACGACGCCGACCGGATCGCCGGGTTCGCCTTCGCGCTGCTGCAGGGCCGGTCCCGCATCCGCGGCCTGTCGTGGATCCAGCGCGGAACGTTCGGCCCCCTGGGTGCGGACACGAA